CTGATATGAATGGAACGTCAACTTCACACTCACGGTTTTCAGCATCGATGTCAAAATAGAGCGTCGGCCCTATGACTGCGGTCTTATACGCAGGTGCAGTGGTCGATTGGTCACGGTAGGCAAGAGTGATGGCAAACTTCCCTGTGACGTAGACTGGTCCGACAAACTTGAAACGAAATGTCATGGAGCCTCTCCATCTTCTAAATAGTGCCGCGACAAACTCAAGTGTTGTGAGGTCGAGGGCACCAGTAGAAGGACCAACGATGAGCTGTTCATTAAGGTTCTGGAAGGGTCCCATTGAAATGGAAGCAAGAAAGGTACCAGCTGTTGCGGCATAGTCGAGCGCCCATATATGTGTGATACATGGGCGCGAGGCGAGAAAGCTGACAGACATCTCGTCATCCGCTGTGTTGAAGTCAAACGGGCAGGCGGCCCGAGACTGAGCGATGCGATCTGTGAGCCAGGCACCCCAGGCGTTGCCATCCATGCAGGGATTGATCGTAGTGCCAGAGATGGTATTCAATGGCGCCATCCAGTGCGTTGGGCGATCTTCAACTTCTTCGATGATAGGGCCACCTCGAGAGGCGGCTCCACCACGGCCGGAGATAGCAAAATCGTTGCTACTGGTGGCATGTTGCGTGTCAGAGGTTTTACCGGCCTCGACCGCAGAGTGATCAGCATGGACAACAGTGGTGTGCGTGGAGTTGTCAACCTTCGTTTGGACATTGCCGTGGGCAACAAGTTGGACTTCTTCAGCGTCAACAAGCATTTGATTGTTGTGTGACACCGGCAAATAGACTGTCTTGGCTTTTGGCAACTCGATGGTGATGTCGCTGCCAAGGATCTCAAGTTTGAGGTGCAGCCACGTGGGGCACTCAACACCGTGTGACATGATTTCATCACGAACTTCATTGTAGGGTGGATCTTGTGTTGGTATTTCGCCAGCATCTTTGGTCCTATTTCCGCGCCAAAAATATGTGCGCATGACGGACTTGACCAAATTGGACAATCCAGCAGGAGTGGTGTCTCTGCAATAGGACAATTGATCACGGATGGTAGTGTAACTAACATACGGCACCAGCATTCCTAATTCATTGGAATAGAGGATGCGGCGCTTGAGGAACGTGATGTCTGTACGATTCATGGAGTGCTTGCCAGTCCCATCGGATTTATCACCAGGGGTGAATTTCCATCCAAGAGTAGCAAGTGACTCAGCGAGATCTGAAAACCCGATGTTGAGTCCACTGATGCGAGTGACATTGTCATCCCCG